CCAAACCCTCGTGCTTCAAGAGACATCCCTTGCACGATCAGCTGCCAGTTTGTGATTCGCTCCGGTATGCTTCATTGCTTTATGAACATGCGCTCCTCTGACGCTTGGCTTGGCGTGCCTTATGACTGGTTTAACTTCAGTATGCTGTCAGCAGGCATTGCTTTGCTTCTTCGTCAGAAAGGTCTGACTGTCCAGCTTGGCTCCCTGCACTTTTACGCAGCAAGCCAGCACTTGTACGAAGAGAATTGGTTTAAGGTAGATGCTTGCTTAAATGGAGAGATCCTTGGAGATTACGCTCCGATCGATCTGGAATATTTCGATGACTACGACCACCTAGTTAATCACTTGTGGACACTGGCAGGTGGCCATGTGCACAACGGTTTTCTCAAGGAATTATCAACATGGAAAGGATAGGCAAACATGAATACTTTTCGCAACTGGCTTTACTCGTTAGTCGAAGGAGTACTTGCGCTCGGCGGAGTGTGGGCTGCGTTCTCATATCTCATCGTGGGCATATTCTCGGTACTGGTTATAACGGGGTGCCTCGTGGTCATACTCATTGCACTGACGTTCGCTGTCCCGGTGCTTCTTTGCCTTCGGGCACTGGCCTGGATGTATGTGAAGCTATTCATGCGGAACAAAACGCCTTACTCCAATGTAAGGACGTTGAACAAATAGACACGGCTTACGTAACTGCTATGCCTTGCATGACTTGTACCAAGCTTTTGCTAAACACAAGCTGCAAGCGCATAGTCTACGTTGAACCATACCCGCATGACGCTGCAAAACAACTCTGGATTAAAAATGGACGTATCATCTTATCAACCGCCGAAGCACTTTCCCAATCTGTTAGTAGCGAAGAGGATCGCAATCGACTGCGAGACGCGCGACCCGAACTTAATGACTAAAGGCCCTGGAGGAGTACGCGGAGATGGCTACATCGTGGGATTTTCTGTCGCAACTGATGATGGATTTGCTGAGTACTATCCTGTCCGTCATGCAGCAGGTGGGAACCTTAACCCTGACAATGCGTTTACTTGGCTAAGCGACATGCTGAAGACAGACATTCCTAAGATTGGTGCCAACCTGCCTTACGACCTCGAATGGTTGCTGACAGAAGGCGTCAAGGTAGGAGGTCCTAAGTATGACGTGCAGATTGCCGAGCCTTTGCTGGATGAGGACCGCATCACCTACAAGCTTGACGCCCTGGCTCAGTCTTACCTTGGAGAGACAAAGGACGAGACAGAACTGATTGCAGCGGCCGTTCGCCGTGGTATCCATCCGAGTAAGGTCAAAGAAAACCTCTGGCAGTTTCATGCTGCTGAGGTGGCCCCATACGGACGCAAGGACGCAGACTTGCCTATCCGCATCTTTGCCCAACAAGAAGTCTTGCTGCACGATGAGAAGCTGTGGGAAGTCTTTGAGATGGAGACGCAGTTAGTCGATGTGATTGTGGCCATGCGCCAACGTGGGGTCCCAGTCGATCTTGACCGGGCCCACAAGGTTAAGGCTCAACTACTTGATGAGCAAGGCAAGCTGACGGAGCAACTCAAGAAGGTTGCAGAGCGGGATGTAGACATCTGGTCTGGTGACGATATACAGGCAGCCAGTGATGCATTGAAGCTGGATTACCCAAAGACTGGAAAGGGGAATGCTAGTTTTCCCGGTGAGTTTCTTGAAGCTAGTGAACATGAATTTTTCTCCTTAATATCCAGGATCCGGAAGCTTGACCGGGCTGGTGGTGTATTTATCGATAGCAAAATCATTCAGATGGAAAAAGATGGCAAAATTTACCCAACATTCAGACAGGTTCGTGACGATCGGGGTGGCACAAAGTCCGGGCGTTTTGCGTCGTCTAATCCGAACATGCAGCAAGTACCAGCTAGAGATCCAGTGCTGGCTCCTCTTATCCGAAGCATCTTTGTGCCTGAGGATGGGTGTCAGTGGGGCGTCTTCGATTACTCGCAGCAAGAGCCTCGTGTCACGGTTCACTACAGCTATTTGCGTGGCTTTCCTGGTGCTGAGATTGCTCGCAATAGGTATCTTGACGACCCTGACACTGACTATCATCAGCTCGTTGCTGACATGGCTGGAATCACTCGTAAAAACGCGAAGACGCTAAATCTTGGACTTGCCTACGGTATGGGGGCTGCCAAGGCAGCAACTCAACTGGGCTTGCCACCAGCAGAAGCAAAGCGCGTCTACGAGCAATACCACGCGAATGTGCCCTTCATCAAGGCACTCGGCGAGGAATGCACGAGGATTGCAACTAACAGGGGCTACGTTAAGACGTTCTTAGGTAGACGCAGACGGTTCCAGTTGTTTGGACCACCTAAATACACGCTAGGTCTGATCCCATTAAAGAAGGATTTGGCTGAGGAAAAGTACGGGCTGCCGTTAAAACGATATTTTGTGCACAAGGCCATGAACGCCGTCATCCAAGGATCTTCAGCTGACATGATCAAGATGGCCATGATCAACCTGTTCAAAAAAGGCGAAGTACCTCATCTGACTATCCACGATGAATTAGACTTTAGCGTAAGGGACTTAGATCACGCCAGATTGATCCGTCAGGAGATGTTGTCATGTGTCGACTTAGTTGTGCCATTAAAAGTAGATTGCGATCTTGGACCCAGCTGGGGAGAAGCGGTGGAGGTGAAGCTATGAAGGAAAGCCAGTTTTGGGCTCTGGTTAAAGCCAAGCTGCCTGGCCATGTTGAACGTGTTGAGAACGCCCTTACCAGGGGAACTCCAGACGTGAACATGTGCCATGAGGGCAATGAGCTTTGGCTAGAGTTAAAAGTATTGGATGCCAAGAACAAATGTGAGCTACGTCCAGAACAGGTTCTATGGCACCGTAAGCGCCAAGAAAGCGGAGGACGTGTGTTTGTATTAGCTCGCAACGAAAGTGTCCTAAAGGTACTCCAGATTCAGCGAGATATGACTCTCTTTGAGATCTGGACCTGCAGCAAGCCATTTGATTGGGAATATATGAATAGTCTGCTTTTTAACGTGCCACCTTTTTGCACTGAATTTGTCGTGCGTCATGCACAAGTTGGAGGAAAACAATGACAGTCTATGTCGTACAAGAATCACCGAAGTTTAACCTGCTGCCCGCCGCGGAGTATGGTGACCTTCAGACGTTGCTGCCGCCAGGGCAAGTGATGATGGCCACTGCGCCAACCATCCGCGTCCTGCGCGACAAGCTTAAGAGTTTTTCGGACAGCGATTTTCTACTGGCTATTGGTGACCCCATTGCCATTGGTATGTCCGTTGCAATTGCTGCTGGCTTTAACAGCGGCAAGATCAAGATGCTGAAATGGGATCGCCAGGAGCATCGTTACTACGCCCTTGAGGCAGACCTTACAGGAGTTAGAAATGCTTGAAGAAGACATGATGGCTGACAGTCAGATGCCAACTGACCAAGGCTTAGGCAAGATCAGTACGCTTGCAGAAGAGTACACAGAACTTGATGATGAGATTAAAGATGTGGAAACGCATCTGAAGCTCTTAAAAGAACGAGCTAAGAACATTGCTGAAAAGCAGTTGCCTGATGCTATGGCAGAAATCGGTGTGGCAAAGTTTACGCTTACAGACGGTAGTGAAGTGACCGTTAAACCGTACTACAGCGCCAAGATCAGTGACGAGAAACGTGATGAGTGCTTTGGCTGGTTGGAAGACCATGGCCACGAGGCGCTAATTAAAGACGAGGTAGTCCTGACATTTAATCGCGGTGAGCACGAGAAAGCCGAAGAGTTCAAAGCCCAGCTGCTAGAGCAAGGCATGGATTATTCTGGCAAGATGGGTGTTCATCCTCAGACTTTGACAGCATTTGTCAAAGAGCAAGTGGAAAGCGGAGCCGAATTCCCACTTGAACTTTTTAACGTGTACATCGGCCAAATTGCTAAAGTTAAAAGGAGCAAATGATGGTTAAGAAAACTGAAGTGGCTGTTAAGCAGCCAACCGCCCTTGTGGCATTTACAGACGACATGATGGCTGATGCCGGTCTCGGTTTTGAGAACGTATCTGCTAACGATGTCGCTATCCCGTACCTCAAGGTGCTGCAGGCTTTGTCGCCAGAACTTCGCGGAGTCACCAAAGTTGCTGGTGCTGAAGAGGGTTTGATCATCAACACTGTCACAGGTGTCTTGATGAAAGAAATCCGAGTTATTCCTTGCGCATTTAAGAAAAGCTACGTTGAGTGGACTCCTCGTGAAGCTGGCGGCGGCTTGGTTAAAGAATGGACTGAGGACAAGATCCTTGAAAAGACTAAGAAAAATGAACGCAATCAAGACGTATTGGCCAACGGCAACTTGATCGTCACGACAGCTTATCACTATGTGCTAATCTTGTCAGAAGGCGGTTTTGAGCGCGCCCTCATTGCTATGTCTTCGACACAGTTGAAGAAGTCACGTCGCTGGCTCGGTCAAATGATGGCCTTGCAAGTTAAGGTTGGCGACAAGTCATTCACCCCTCCCCCATTTAGCCATAGCTATCATTTGGGTACCGGCATGGAGACTAAGGATACAAACAGCTGGTATGGCTGGTTGATCAACGATCCAAGCATGGTTCAAGACCGTAGCATCTACGACGCAGCCAAGAAGTTTGGTCAAGACGTGACTGCCGGTATTGTTAAGGTTGCTGCCCCGCCTGAAGATGGCGCGGCTATTGATGAAGACGACGTGCCGTATTGATTGGACAAGTCATGAGTAACAAGAATCCATCAGCCACTAAAAAAGGCCCTGGTCGTTACCATAAGCAAGGGGTCACAAAGGGCAAGGCGTCAAAGTCTAGCTACCGACCCTCTGCTGCAAAGGCTAATGTCAAGGTTGCAGCGCAGACAGATCACGTGACTAATAGTCCGTTGAAAGCTGCGACGCGAGGCGGTTAAGTCAGGGGCGGCTTAGGCCGCTCCCTTCATCAACAATAACGAGAAAGAAATATGCTTGCACAAAGATTCATGGCGCTATTTTCCGGGCACACAAATGCCTACGGGACCTATGACATCGATGGCAAGAATACTGGTCTAAAGGTACAGGGGACAGCAATCACAAAGAGGGCGCCGGTCACGGAGCAACTATGGGATGGCCACCTAGCTGGAACAAAAGGGATCGGTATTGTGCCAATCAGGGAGGACAACACATGCCTCTTTGGTGCGATTGATATTGACGAATATAAGAATTTTGACCTTAAGGATGCCGTTGATGCTTGCATCAAGGCAAAGGCTCCAGTAGTTGTCTGCCGCAGCAAATCTGGCGGTGCCCACATCTACATGTTCTTCAGCGAGCCCATACCGGCAGCTGATGTCAAACGAAAGCTAGGCGAGTTGGCCAGCGTGATTGGCCATCCAAGCTGCGAGATCTTTCCAAAGCAAGATCAGGTGTTGTCTGAACGTGGTGACGTCGGCAACTGGATCAACATGCCTTACTTTGAAGGCGATCAAACATCCAGATATGGGGTTGCTGAAAACGGCGGCCCAGTTCAGATCACTGACTTTCTAGATTTTGCCGAGGGCATTAAGCTTACGAGGGCCAACTTCGTGCGCCTTAAGTTTGCAGAAGCTAAAAGCAAAAAGCGTGCCTACAAGGATGGTCCTCCGTGTCTTGAGAAGCTAGCTCAAACTGGCTTCCCAGAAGGTACACGTAACAACGGCCTGTTTAACCTATGCGTCTTGGCACGCAAGATGAAACCAGATGACTGGCAGCCACTGGTCATGCAGATGAACATTGACATCATGGATCCTCCGTTGTCAGAGTCTGAGGCCATGGGTGTCATCCAATCAATGCAAAACAGCGACTACCAGTACACCTGCAGCCGACCGCCGCTCCGGCCTAATTGCAATGCTGGTATGTGCCGCATGCGTAAGTATGGTGTGGGCCAGACGTCAGGCACGCCGCGTCTATCTTCTCTGAGCAAGTACAACACGGAACCGCCCATCTGGTTTCTTGACATGGACAACGGCATGCGTCTGTCTTTGAACACCGAAGACCTGCAGAACCAGGCGGGCTTCCAGAAGCGGTGTATGGAGGCCATGAACTACATGCCACCAAAGATGAACCTGACGCAGTGGAACCAAATGATCCAGGCCCTACTTGCTGACGTGGTCGTCATCGAGGCTCCTGAAGACGCCAGCCCCAAGGGCCAGTTCATTGACCTACTGGAACGCTATTGCACCGGCAAGGCACAAGCCAAGCATCTTGACGAGATCCTCCTTGGCAAACCATTCCATGATCGTGACGACAATCGGCACCTGTTCCGCTTAGCTGACTTTATCAACTTCCTTGACAAGCAGAAGTTCAAGGAGTTTAAGCTAAATCAGATCAGCTCCGCCATCCGCGATTACGGTGGAGAGACGCACACCTTTAAGTTGAATGGCAAGCGAGCAACTGTCTGGTCTGTGCCCGCCTTCTCCTTCCAGGACAAGGGCCATCAGACTCCGGACTTTAGCAATGGCAGCCTTATCTAAACCTAACATTATTCTTGGACCACCTGGAACCGGCAAGACAACGACGCTTATGAACATCGTCGAGTCTTTGCTGGAGAAGGGCGTCAAGCCTGATGAGATTGGTTTCATCAGCTTCACCAAGAAGGCTACGACAGAAGCCAGGGATAAGGCCAGGGCCCGCTTTGGATTCTCAGTGGAGCAGATGCCATTCTTTCGCACGATCCACAGCCTTGCATTCAGGCAGCTAGGACTCAGCCGGCAGCAGGTCATGCAGCATAGCCACTACCAAGAACTTTGCGATGAGTTAGGCGTTGAGATCACGGGCCGCCAGACCGGTGAGGACGGTACGTTGGTTGGCATGGCTCAGGGCGATAAGCTGCGTTTTGTTGAAGGCATGGCCAGGATCCGGTGCGTGCCACTCAAGCAGCAGTGGGAAGACTTAAATGACGATGACCTCGGGTGGTTTGAACTGGAACAGTTTGGGAAGTCGCTGAAAGAGTACAAGGACAACCAAGGCCTGATCGACTACACGGATATGCTTGAATTGATGCGGTCAGAAGGCTTCGTACCTAAGTTAAAAGCCCTGCTGGTGGATGAAGCACAAGACCTATCCAAGCTACAGTGGATGGTTGTTGAACGAATGATGGAGAAAGCGGATGAGACTTATATTGCTGGAGACGATGATCAAGCAATCTTTCGATGGGCAGGAGCTGACATCGATCATTTTATATCCTTGGCTGGGAATGTGCGCGTACTTGACCAGTCCTACAGAATACCGGCGGTTGTGCACGACCTCAGCTTTGAAATTATTAAATCGGTCACTCGGCGGCGTGAAAAGACGTTCAAACCTGCTGCGCATCTGGGATCGATAACTTACCATAACGACATAGAGCACGTTGACATGGGCCAAGGAACATGGCTCTTGCTTGCTAGGAATGTCTATATGCTCAAGGAATTGGTTGACTTATGCCATCGTGAGGGCTACGCCTACGAGTGTCAAGGAATGAGCCCTCGTAAGTCCGAGGCATTGCTTGCCATAAGGTCCTGGGAGAAGCTTCGCAAGGGTGAGTTCATTCAAGCCGATCAGTTGAAGCTGGTCTACTCACACATGTCAAAGCGGATGGTCGATCACGGTCACCTGTCCTTGAAGACACTGACAGAAGACATGGTCAACTTGGACGTGCTGCAGGCGAAGTACGGGCTGCAGACCAAGGCCATTTGGCACGTGGCCCTTGACCGCATCAGCGACGAGGAGAAGGAGTATTTCCTGGCCGCATTAAGACAAGGCGAATCTTTAAGTGGCGACCCCCGCATCACCATCAGCACAATACATGGCAGCAAGGGTGGCGAGGCGGACAACGTGCTACTGATCACGGACCTTAGCCCCAAGACCTACGACGGCTACCAAGAGAATCAAGACGACGAGCTTCGCGTGTTCTACGTGGCAGCCACAAGGACCAAGAAGAATCTACACATCATCACACCACGAACCCAAAGGTACTTTGACCTATGATTGACTACAAATACAAGACCAAGCCTTTCGAGCATCAAGACAAGGACTTCCTGCTCAGCAGGGACATGGACGAATACGCCTTGTTTTGGGAGATGGGGCTGGGCAAGTCCAAGACCACGGTCGACACGGCTGCGTGGCTATATGCCACAGGCAAGATCAACGCCGTGTTCATCTTGGGCAACAAGGGTTCATACAGGAACTGGGTAACCAAGGAGCTGCCTGAACACATGCCTGACTATATCGATTGGGTCGGTACGTATTGGGACTCGGCAGCAAGCACCGAACTCAAGAAGAGCTACGACCTGCTGCTGACGCCCATGGAGCCTCTAAAGATCTTTGTCATGAACATCGAGGCCTTGGCCTTTGACCGCAGCTTCAAGACCGCAGAATCTTTTGTCAACTGCCACCGGACCCTGATGGTGATTGATGAATCCACAACCATCAAGAACAGGGATGCCAAGCGCACTAAGGCTGCTTTTAAGATAGGCAGGAAGGCGGACTACCGACGGATCCTGACAGGGTCTCCGGTGACCAATAACCCGTTGGACCTGTTCAGCCAGGCCTGGTTCCTTAATCCGCATCTGCTAGGCTTCACCAGCTTCTACACGTTCCGTGCAAAGTACGCGGAGATGGTCAAGATCACGGCAGGCAATAGGGCGTTTACCAAGGTCAAGGGCTTCAAGAACCTTGATGAGCTTACTAAGTCAATTCAGACATGGTCATCACGCCGCACCAAGCTAGAGTGCTTGGACCTGCCTGAGAAGATCTACCAATACTACGAGGTGGAACTTACGGACGAGCAGAAGAAGCATTACAAGAGCCTGAAGGAACGGGCCATGGCCGAATTGGATGGCCAGCTGGTCTCGGCTCCCATCGTACTTACCAAGCTGCTTCGGCTTCACCAGCTGGTGTGCGGTCACCTCACTACGGACGATGGTACAGTCATCCCCATTGAGAATAACAGGATGAAGGCGCTCATGGAGGTGCTTGACGAGGCTTCCGGCAAGGTCATCATCTGGGCCAACTACCGATCAGACATCAAGGACATCGAAGCAAGGCTGCAGGAAGAGTTTGGCAAGAAGGCGATCGTGTCTTACTACGGAGACACGTCTAATGAGGATCGGCAGGAAGCCGTCCGCCGCTTTCAGACAGACCCTGATTGCACGTACTTCGTGGGAAACCCTCAGACAGGCGGCTTTGGCATTACGCTGACGGCAGCAACCAACGTGGTCTACTACAGCAACAGCTACAACCTGGAGCACCGGCTGCAGTCAGAGGATCGGGCGCATAGGATTGGCCAGAAGAATACAGTGACCTACGTGGATTTGATCTGCCGGAAGTCCGTTGACGAGAAGATCGTCAAGGCCTTACGTGAGAAGAAGATGCTCTCGTCGCAGGTGCTAGGCGACGAGTGGAAAGAATGGCTAAGTTAGGCTTCTTTGATGCGCAGGAAGAAGGACATGAACACGTCGTTGTCCATGGTCCGCAGCGCGCTGCCAGGGAAGAACTGGTCAGGCCAGCCTTGCTCCTTGTCTTGCAAGATATAGAGGCGCATGTTGTTGTCATACTCCAGCGACATGCCATTCTCTTGGGCGATCTTTTTAGCGACTGTTACTCTCATGTGGAAATTCCTTTTAATGCAAGCATTCTACTACGTAGTGCAGCAGTGCGAGCAATTAAATACTAGTACATGTCCCAGTAGATATTTTGCAAATAATGCGCGCAGTGCGTAGTTTCACGCTAGAATGCAACCAAGCACAGCATTCCGCAGTGCTAAGAAAGAAGAAAGGTTTATCATGAACATCTACATCAAGCTCATCATTAAGACCATCGGCTGCAGCGAACCACGCGCCATGGAAATCTTCGACGAACTTTGCTCCATGGACATTCGCTTGGGCGCGTCTAGTACTGCGAAGATTGTTCGCGCTATCAAAGAAGCCAATATCAACTCTGGCTGCCGCTAAGGAGAACAGCATGGACTTCATCACAGTTCGCATCGCCAGCAACTATGGCGCAAAAGCAGTCTACCCAGTCTGCGAGACTGCTCAGATCTTTGCCAATCTCGTTGGCACTAAGACTCTCACACCTACTACCATCAACGCGATCAAGTCCCTTGGCTACAAGATCGTTGTGCAGCAAGAGGAAATTTGATTATGAAGCTAAATCTAAACACCATTGACAACACCAACATTGCGTCAATCGATACCGAAAATTCTGGCGGTGGAAATATGCTTGACTTCATCACGCTGCGCAACGGCCAAGTGCTTGTCGTCAGCGACGAGTACGTTGGGCTCTACGCTTCTAAGGATGCGTTCTACGCTACCGAAGACCAGATCAACGGCTTTTACTTGAAGGATGCATCATGAGAATAGTTTGGACCAAAGAAGAAAAGCGCGCGCTTCACGAGTGCATGGTCGACATGTGCTACTCCAAGCCGTACATTATCCCCAGCAAAGTCTTGCTGCGTAATGCCCAAGAGGAGGTCATACCCTACGAGCGCCGGTCTGTTATTAGCGACCAGCGCATCTTTAACTACAAGACTATGATTGCGTCTGCGCGAGCCAAGGCGGAAGAACATCGCAAGAAGGCTGCCAAGTCGCTGCCTGCGCCTACCGTAGAGCCTCTGCCGTTGCCTGAGCCGCCGGCCAAGAAGCTAGACACGCTTGGCGAAGTCTTTGAGCTGTTCATTGACGCCCTCGCTGACCGGATCCTTGCAAAGATAGCAGCAAGGCAGCAGTTTGAGGAGCAAGAGCTTGCGTCTGACAAGCCATCTGTCATGCTAGAAAAAGGTTGGCTAGATGCACACCTAGAAAAGCTTACGATACGCAGCAGGGAGGTCAAGGTCAAGCGGCCAACCTCGTTGATCGTCGGACTCAACGGACATCAGATGGAATGCGTGAAGCAATCGAGACCGGAGATTGACTTTACCTTCGTGACAGCGGAGCAGGCGGTAAGCATGCAGGCATTCAACAAGGAGCACACTATCCTTATGACCAAGTTCATCAACCATTCGGTCCAAAGTAAGTATCGCAAGCACCCTAACCTGCACTATTGCAATGGCGGTATCAGCGACTTGAAGCATCTGCTACAGATTATCTTTCACAAGGAGACAGTATGAAGTACTTAAAGGCGATTGGAATGTGGCTGCTGCAAGCCACCATTGGCATGATCATGTTGGGCTTCATGGTGCTCATGCTCTTGGAATGGTCAGCCGGTTGCGGCGAGACTTACGTAGACTCTAGGGGGATCAGGCACCACAACGAATGCCTGTTCATTGACCGATGATTGACAAGTTCATTGACTGGTGGTTTAGTGGCCGCTGCCTCAAGCATCCAATGGTTGTGGCGGCAATCTTTTACCTGATCGGATACGCAGAAGGGAAGGCAACACTATGAACGCATTTCAACACGGCGTTATAAACGGGCTGGGCTGGGTGGTTGTCATGGCTGACGGCTGGATACTTCACACCCATTGGCTGGCATTGTGGGGATTGGGACTAATTGTCTACAGCCTGTGGAATATCGGCAAAGACTTGAAATGACTACATACTGCGCGCATTGCCTAAAAGAATGCTGTACCATAACCATTGACGAAGGCATTGGCCAATACGAGTACTGGGGAGCAACGGGAGTTGACATCAGGCTTGTGGAGGTCAGTGACTGCTGCGAGGCAGACCTACTTGACAAACTACCTGAGGAGGATGAGGAATGAACAACACACCAGCATTTCCGGTTTTGATTGTTGACCGACCAAAAGAACTAATCCAATACAACGGCATGACCCTGCGTGATTACTTTGCAGCCAAGGCTATGCAAACATTTTTGCTAAACGAACGTGCGTCTATGCAAGATGACGCAATAGACGCATACAAAATGGCAGACGCAATGATGAAAGCGAGGGAAGCATGAATCAAGAACTAATTGACATGGCTAGACAGGCTGGCATTACGATGAGCAGTCAATATGGCGCTCAATGGGAAGCAAACACAGAAGACCTTGAAGCCTTTGCCGCCTTAGTAGCAGAAGCCGAGCGTGAGAAGGTTGCAAAACAATGGGAGCAATGGCATGGGTTCGACAAGCACACCGTTGCAGCATTTATTCGAGCAGGAGGAGTAACAAAATGAAACGATTTACGCGAGATGACACTGAGCATGGTCAAGAGTATTACTTAGCATCCGATGTTGATAAAGTCTGGGCACAGCCAGTACAAGAGCCTTGGTGCATGAAGATGAATCGCTGCACGACAAAGTGTGAAGACTGCCCTGATGAACCAGTACAAGAGCCTGTGGGTGTCTTTTGCGAGGATGATGATATTGGTTATGTTCGCCTAATTCCTCACCAGCAAATGAAGTTGAAGGCATGGGACAAGCTCTACACCACCCCACAACAACGCCCTTGGGTTGGGCTGACGAATGAGGAGGCTGAAGATATTTGGGAAGATCATCAATTTAATGACAGGCCATCGGAAGTCAGCTTTGCAAACCGAATGAACCTAATACAAGCCATCGAAGCTAAATTAAAGGAGAAGAACACATGAAACAGTGGATTAAGCGTGTCCTGGGCTCACTAGGGGGTCTTCAGGTCAACAAGGAATTAAATCCTGTCGATGACTATGTCCTGGTTAATAAGAGGGATCTAGATGGTCTTCTGGCAGAACTTCAGGAACTGCGCGGTTTAGGCCTGTCGACCGACGCCAGGGACCTAGACTTGCTGCTGGGGGATATGAAGGCGGAGAACAAGGCTTTGCGGGCCTTGGTAGACTCTCACAACATTGCATCTAGTCCAGCTGGATTGAGATAGGTTTACAATGAACTGCCGGGAAAACGCAGTTGCCGGTTGAGAAGTTTTAAGGGGGCCTAACCGCCCCCTTTTTTTATTCCTCGCGGTCACGCACCTTGCAGCCAAGGTCGATAGGATCTGTCTTCAAGTAGTCGAAGATGGCCTTGCGACGTTTCTCGGATTTGGGAGTTCCGCAGTTAGGACAGCCATGTCCGCATACGGAACAATAGTTCATGGGGTTCTCGAAAGCTTTGACTACGCGCTTTTTGTGTTCTTCGCGGCAATGTTCGATCCACTTGGTCCTCCAGCCCTTAATTGCGATTAGCTCGTCGACTCTGTCTAAAACTTGCTGAGTTACCCTGCGACCTTTAACGGCATTAAAAAATGTGCCTCGACTTAGGTCAAGACCATCTGCTGCCTCGTTATCGTACAGTCGACTGATGTTTGGATGGCCTGAGCCATATTCGCTGGCCCAAACAATAATCTTGATCGTATCTAAGTCAAGAGGAGATGTTGCTTCAAGTGGTCTGCCCATGATGTTTTCTTCTTTCTAAGTGAATAAGAGTTAAATTATACAGCATTCTATACAAGTAAGACTATGTTTTAGGAGCCAAAAAGACCAAAAACGCTATAGAGGATATTTTTAGGCTAAACAAAGAGGATCAATACAACCTTTTAGCAGACACGGAGATCTTATGATTTGAAGAAACGAACGAACGAGTCAATAATAATTAGTTTAGTGTATTGATCCAACTAGTTTAGCCTAAAAAAACACTCTATAGCGTTTTTGAAAGGGCCTATGTACGCGATCCCGCACTCCGTATTAGAATAACAAGAAGAAAATATAAGGAGTATTGGCTATGGCTTTCAAGAAGGGTGAAAAGACTCCCGGCGCTGGTCGACCTAAAGGCAGCGTCAACAAGCGCAACGTTGAGCGCCAAGAGATCTTCGACAAGATCGTTGAAAAGCACGGAGATCCTCTCGAGGCATTGGCAGAGATGGCTTTCGACCCGATGGCGGACCCATTGAAGCAAGGCTCGAGCTTGTTGGGCAGATCACCGACCTTATTGGCAAACTAAACGCTGGCGGCAAATGATCCTATCCAAGGCCGAGTTAACGACCATCCAGTCAAACCTCGCGACCCTGGATCTAGCAGACCTGGCGCACATAGCCTGGAAGCTGAAGTGGAAAGCCACGGCTCGTGAGCAGCAGATGACGCCGACAGGTGATTGGGGCATTTGGCTGATCTTGGCTGGTCGTGGCTTCGGTAAGACAAGGACAGGAGCAGAGGACATTGGCAACTATGCTGCCGACAACCCTGGCGTGCGTTGTGGCGTCATCGCGCCAACCTCAGGTGACATTAGAGGCGTCTGCTTTGAAGGCGACTCAGGCATCATGAACGTGGTGCCTCATTACCTCATAGACAACTACAACCGATCCATCGGCGAGATCACCCTGAAGAACGGATCATCGATCAGAGGCTTCTCGGCTGAGGAGCCTAGTCGTTTGCGCGGTCCTCAGTTCCACCGAGTTTGGTGTGATGAGCTGGCTGCCTGGCAGTACGTTGACGAGACATGGGACATGATGAAGTTCGGTCTGCGCCTGGGCGACGATCCCCGTGTCATCATCACAACGACACCTAAGCCTATCGACCTGGTTCGTAAGCTGATCAAGGATGCTGAAAAGAAGAACAGCCGAATTCGCATTACCCGTGGATCTACCTATGATAACGCCGCAAACCTTGCCAAATCCTTTCTTGCTGAGATCACGCAGTACGAGGGAACTCAACTCGGACGACAAGAGATCCATGCCGAGGTTATTGACCCCGAAGAAACAGGCATCATCAAGCGTAGCTGGTTCAAACTCTGGCCGGCCGATAAACCTTTGCCGCCTCTTGACTACATTGTCATGAGCCTTGACACGGCGTTCACGGAGAAGTCTGTTGACCGCAAGAGCCATGACCCTGATCCAACCGCGTGCTCTGTTTGGGGCGTGTTCCGCCACGAGAAGAAGCCAGCCTTCCTGCTGCTTGACTGTTGGCAAGATCACCTCGGTCTGCCTGGCCTGATCGAACGGGTCAAGAAAGAATGGGCGGTGCGGTATGGCGACGAGGACTTTAGGCCTATGATCAAGCCGTTGATTGGTCCAAAGCAATCGATGTTTGGTGGCAAGCAGCCGGACCTAATGATCATTGAGGACAAAGGATCTGGCATCAGCCTGCGTCAGATGTTAGCCCGTGAGGACATCCTTGCCTATCCCTACAACCCTGGCCGTGCCGACAAGCTTCAACGCCTGCACGCGGTCTCGCATTTATTTGCACACGGATTCATTTGGGTGGTAGAATCGGATAAACGGCCTGGGAGCCCTCGCTCTTGGGCTGACCCTTTAATCTCGCAGCTGTGCAGCTTTCATGGTGAAGGATCGATTAAGCATGACGACTTTGTGGACTCAACGACGCAAGCGCTTAGGTTGCTTGCCGATCGCAATAGTCTCTCAGTCACCAGAAAAGCAGAAGACAAAGTTGAACGGGAGATCAAGCCAAGGCTTGTGAACCCATACGCGATCTAACCGGAGTATTGAATGGCTGACAACGAACAAGAATACGGCGAGATGTACGAGGTTGAGGACGACTCCAAGGTCCGTGATACCGATGACGGTGGTGCAATGGTCACGCTTGACGACTCGCCAACACCAGCCGATTCTGAGTTCTATGCCAACCTTGCTGAGAACATGCCCACTTGGGAACTGTCAAGCCTTGGATCAGAACTCTGCGACATCTTAGAAAAAGACAAAGAAGCCCGCAAGAAGCGGGATGAGCAATACGAAGAAGGTCTGCGTCGTACAGGCCTTGGTGATGATGCCCCAGGTGGCGCATCGTTCACAGGAGCCAGCAAGGTTGTTCACCCAATGCTGACTCAAGGCTGCGTGGACTTTTCCGCCCGCGTCATGAAGGAACTCTTTCCGCCTGATGGCCCAGCTAGAGACAAGATCGTTGGCGAGCCTACTCTTGAGAAGCAAGAAAAAGCAGATCGCCTTGTCAAGTTCATGAACTGGCAAATGACCGAGCAGATGCCTGAGTTTAGGTCTGAGCTTGAGCAGCTATCAACGCAACTGCCCTTAGGTGGCGGTCAGTACCTCAAGATCACTTGGGATACCAACAAGAAGCGGCCCGTCCCTCAGTTCGTCGCAATCGATGACGTCTACTTGCCGTTTGCCGCAACCAACTTCTATTCATCCGAGCGCAAGACGCATGTGCAATACTTGACTCGCATTGAATACCAGACGCGGGTTGAGTCTGGTATGTACATGGATGTGGACCTAATGGCCAGTCCTCTGCCGCCGGACGAATCAAAGGCAGAGAGCGCCAACAACAAGATTGAAGGTCGTACTTCAGACAGCTACAACATCGATGGTCTACGCACTACCTATGAGTGCTACATCATCCACGACTTCAACGATGAATACGGCTTGGCTCCATATGTCATCAGCTTAGACAAGGCAACGCAAAACGTGTTGGCCATCTATCGCAACTGGGAAAAAGACGACGAGACCAAGCAAGAGATGCAATGGATGGTTGAATTTCCATTTGTGCCTTGGCGCGGCGCGTATCCGATTGGCCTGACGCACATGATTGGCGGCCTAAGTGCCGCTGCAACAGGTGCTTTGCGAGCTTTGCTTGACTCTGCCCACATCAACAACTTCCCAGGCTTACTAAAGCTTAAGTCAGGAACAGGCGGCCAAACAGACCGCGTTGACCCAACCGAAGTGAAAGAGATCGAAGGTTCATTTGGCCAAGACGACATCCGCAAGATGCTTATGCCAATGCCTTACAACCCACCAAGCCCGGTCTTGTTTACGCTGCTTGGCTTCTTGGTTGATGCAAGCCAGAACGTTGTCCGTACGACCTTTGAAGACTTGGCTGACAGCAATGCCAACGTCCCTGTTGGAACCACCTTAGCTCGCATGGAACAAGGCATGGTTGTGTTCTCAGCGATCCATGCTCGCTTGCACAACTCAATGGGCCGTGTGCTGAAGCTGTTGTTCCGCCTAAACAAGACCTACCTAACAGAAGCCGAAGTCTACGACGACACAGGCGAACTGTTGGTCAAGCGCAGCGACTTCGATGGCCCAATGAATGTGGTGCCAGTCAGCGATCCCAACATCTTCAGCGAAGCCCAGCGCTTTGCTCAAGTACAGGCAGTCATGCAGCGTGCCGAGAAGATGCCTCAGCTGTACGATCTCCGCAAGGTTGAGACCATGTTCCTTGAGCGCTTAAAGGTGCCTCAAGGTAAGGACCTTTTGCTGCCAGCACCTAAGCCATTAGAGCTGAATGCGGTCAACGAGAACATTGCGATGACGATGCGTCGCCCTGTTGTGGCCTTCCCTGAGCAAGATCACTTGGCTCACTTGCAGGTCCACTTGGACTTCCTGACTAACCCAATGTTCGGCAACAACAAGGCCATTGGCCCTGCATTTATCCCTATGATGCTTGACCATATCAAGGAGCACATGGTCCTTTGGTATGCAACTCAGATCTACCAAGAAGCTTCCGGCGCTGCCGAAGTAGACATTGGTGAGATTCAGAAGGATGCGACGACCGAGGAGAAACAAGCCCTTGACAAGCTGCTGGCAACAACAAGCCAGATCGTGACTAAGCAAAGCCAAGAGGCCTTTGGTCAGATCCCGCAGATCATTGAACAAGCCATTCAGACCTTGCAGCAGATGCAACCGCCTCCTCCGCAAGATCCGTCAGTCCAGATTGCCCAGAAGCAGTTGGAGAATCAGCAGGCCAAGGATCAGGCAACGGTGCAAACTGCCCAGGCCAAGATGCAGCAAGACGCGCAGCTCAAGCAAGCAGACATCCAGGCCCGCAGCCAGGATACTCAGGCGACAATCCAAGCTCGCATCCAAGAGTTGCAAAACCAATTGCAGATCGAACAGATTCGTCAACAAGCCGAAGACAGTCGCGTGCAAGCGCAGATCCAGGCTCGCTTGGAGATGAACGAGTCCGACAACCAAACAGCCAAGCAGCTTGCCGCCCTAGAGGTAGCAACTGGCGAAAGATTTTCTGTCTCAACAGGGACAGGAATAAACCCCAACCCGCGCTCATAAGGAGTAAATAATGGTAGCAATCAGCTTACACAAACAAATGGCCATGGGTAAAGGTTACCCAAAAGCCAAGAAGATCGCTAGCGATCCTTCACCGACCCCAGGTTTGCCAGATGCAAACTACAAGACCATGGCTAAGATGAAGACCGAAAAGGTCCAAGGCGAAGGCAATGGCGGCACAAACAGCCAGCGCGGTAAAGGTCCTGACAAGATCTCCACCGTCATGGGCGGACGCCGATAAGTGTTAGCAAAAATCATCACGACAATCCGAGCCGAGCAGTTGGCATTGGCCGTTGAGGCCATCAAAGTACCAACAGCAGAAGGCAAGGACATCAGCTTCGAATATGGAAAACGTCAGGGCATTTATGCAGGCCTTGACCGTGCCATCCAGCTGATTGAGCGGATCCACCGTGATGTTGAGAATGATAGTCGAGATCTTTAACCCCAGCATACGGAGAAGCGAATGCTACTTGAAACCCCCATGTCCTTTACTTACGCCTCATTGGACGAGGCCTTCCCAACTGTAGACTGCTGTCACGAGCCTTTGGGCTCACGCGTGATTGTTCAAGTCCGCAAAGCCAAGAACCAGACGGCTGGCGGTATCTACATCCCTGAAGAAGCAAGAAAAACAGAAGCCAGTAATACGCAGATCGCCAAAGTTGTGGCGGTCGGCTCATTGGCTTACAAGAATCGGAACACCATGACGCTGTGGCCTGAAGGCTCCTGGTGTGAAGTTGGCGCCTACGTCCGTGTGCCTAAATACGGCGGTGATCGTTGGACAGTAAAGTCCGGTGACGAGGAGATCGAATTTGTGATGTTTAATGACCTGGACGTTCTTGCCAAGGTCACTGGAGATCCCACTGCGATCCGTGCGTTTATCTAACTGCTGAAAGGAGCAGGCAATGGCTGGAGAAAATATGCTCATCGAAGATGATGAGGACCAAAAGAAGGGTAAGCCTCAGGAAGTCGAGTTTGTCCCCGTAACCACTAAAGAAGGTGACGAAGACGATGACGACGACCACCCAGAGGATTCGCGTCTCTCAGAAGACAATGAAGACCGCGAAGAACTACGTCGCAAACGCCGCGAAGAGAAGACAGATCGCGCAGCGCGTAGAAAACAGGCAATTGAGCGAGATAAAACAGAGCTCAACTTCCTGAGGCAACGGAACGAGTCGCTTGAAAAGCGCATGTTCCAGGTCGAGAAGTCTGTTGTGGGAAATGCGATCTCAACTATTGATGACCGTATTGCCGACACGCTTGCAGAAGTTAAGGCCGCAGAAAGAATCATTGCTCAAGCCATCGATGCCGGTAACGGCGAAGATGTTGCTAAAGCCATGCGAATCCGCGACCAAGCCATGCAGAAGGCACAGCAGCTACAGGTCCACAAGCACCAGCAGAACCAAGTCGCCCAAGATCTGCATCAGCAATCTCAGCAGCCAGCCCAACAGCAAGCTCAAGGTCCAGATCCGGACATTGCTAGCTTTGCTCAGGACTGGGTATCTAAGAATAGCTGGTACGATCCAAACGCCAAGGACGAGGCCTCGAAGATTGTTTTAGCAATAGATCAGTCTTTGGTAGAATCTGGCTATAATCCAAAAACAGAGGCATATTGGCGCGAGCTAGACAAGCGAGTGGCCAAGCGATTGCCAGACATTAAAGGAGGCGGGAACTATGACGACAGTCAAGACGATGATCGCCGCGGACAACGCAGAGGTCCGCCTATTGGTTCTAGCAGGGACCAGGCTCCGCAATCTACCCGCCGTGAAGTATACATCTCCCCAGAACGAAAGCAAGCTATGACCGATGCTGGAGTTTGGGAAGACCCCGTCCTACGCCAACGCTACTTAAAACAGTACGCAAAGTGGGACCGTGAAAACAATTCAACTCGCTGAAAGGAGTGAGGAAAATGACTGATGAACGCTTAAAAAAATCCCCTGATCTCGTACGCCAATCACGTGGAGCCACAGAACGCAATGTGACTGAAGACCGTGCCATTAGCGACGAAGATCGTGTTGAGATGTTTAGATCTCAATTTTTCCAAGACGCATTGCCAGATCTGCCAAAGATCCCTGGCTTTCACACATGTTGGTTGACTACCACTAACCCCCGCGACTCCATTCAGCAACGGATCCGGTTGGGTTATCAACCTATTAAAGCCGACGACGTGCCTGGCTGGGAATACGTAACCATTAAGACAGGCGAATGGCAAGGATTTATTGGTGTCAACGAAATGCTCGCATTCAAGCTGCCGTTGTCTCTCTACACACGATTCATGCAAGAAGCTCACCATGACGCTCCTGCACGTGAAGATGAGAAACTTACGGCTATATTGGACAGCATTAAAGAGTCTGCGGCAGCCGCGGGCGGGCGTGTGATTGAGGGTGATGGTATCGCTGCATTGCGCGAAAATCCTGGTCGAGCTAAATTTGAAGAGCTTTGATCATCCACTAATTTCTCTAATGAGGAAAAGCAAACATGTCTACTACTAGCACACCGTTTGGCTTCCAGCCCGTTTACCACGCAAGTGGTTTCGTGCGCCCGGCAGCCTTTACGCTGGCGGACAACGCTGCAGTGACCTTGTTGCAATACCAACCTGTGAAGATCAATACTTCCACTGGTGTTGTAACTCCGGCCGCTGCTGGCGATGCCTTCGTCGGTACCTTTATGGGTGTTGAATTCACCGACAGCGATGGCCGTCGTCGTGTATCCAACAAGTTCATTGCGAACACCCCTGCAACTGATGTGACCGCGTATATCACGCGCGATCAAGCGATTGTTTATCAGATCCAAGCAAATGGAGCTGTGAACATTAGCAACATCGGCAACCAATATGACTTTGGTTCGATCACCGCTGGTTCTACCACGGTTGGTCTTAGCACAGCTGTGTTGGACACTGCCTCACTTGTAGCTTCAGGCGGCACTGCCCAAATGCGCGTGATCGGTATCACACCCGGTCCCGATAACGCATGGGGTGATGCTTATACAATTGTCCAAGTTCAGATCTCTGAGCATCAGGACGTTGCCACAATCAACGCTTACTAAGGAGCTAAAAAATGGCTGTCCCAATGCGCAGTACGGACTTTAGGTCCATCGTTGAGCCCATCTTAAACGAAGAGTTTGATGGCTTGTATAACCAACGCGCTGATGAGTGGAAACAAGTTTTCACTGAGCGTAATGGTATCCCCCGCAACTACCACGAAGAACCCGTCTTGTATGGTTTCGGAGCGGCTCCTGAGTTGCCTGACGGCATGCCAGTGACCTACCAATCCGGTGGCGTCCTGTTCAATGCTCGTTACGTCTACAAGGTCTACGGTCTGGCTTTTGCCTTGACCAAAGTCTTGGTAGAAGATGGCGACCACATCTCTATCGGTCAGACTTACGCCAAACACTTGGCACAGTCCCTGATTGAGACGAAAGAAACCCTGTGTGCCAACATCCTGAATCGCGCTTTCAATAGCTCGTATGCAGGCGGTGACGGCGTGTCGTTGGTTAACTCCGCGCACCCCATCGCTTCCGGTACATTCAGCAACGTGTTGACCACTGCTGCTAACTTGTCACAGACCTCGCTTGAGCAGATGCTCATCCAGATCCGCAACGCCATTGACAACAATGGTAAGCGTATCCGTTTGACTCCTGAGAAGCTTGTGTTGAGCCCTAGCAACGTGTTCCAAGGTGAAGTGCTGTTGAAGTCCGTCCTGCGCGCAGGTACTGGCAACAACGACATCAACCCGATCAACTCGATGGGCATGATCAACGGCGGCCAAGCTAACTTGTCACGTTTGACTTCAACTACCGCTTGGTGGGTGCAGACAGATGCTAAGGTCGGCTTGCAGTTGATGATGCGTCGTAAGCTTGAGAAGAGCATGGAAGGCGATTTCGAAACCGACTCTATGCGCTACAAGGCTACCGAGCGTTACATCCCAGGTTGGACAGACCCACGTACCATCTACGGTACAGCTGGTTTGTAAAAACCTAAAAGGAAGGGGGCGAAGGTCCCCTTCTTCATTTTTTTAATTTGTCAAGCTTTTCAAGGAGAAGACAACATGCCTCAATTTTCAGATGACCTCTTTTTAGGTTCCGCCACCACTTACATGGGTATGAACTTAGGTGATCCTTCGCCTATGTCCGAAGGCGTTGGACCTCTTGGCCGTATCTACGTGTGGGACTCCGTGCCCCTCGCCAAAGGTGCTGCCAACATTGCTGCCGCTACCATTTGGACTAGCGCAGTGACTCTTACTGCCGGCACTGGCGTCACATCGACTACCACTGCTGCAGGAACTACAGTGCTTCAGATGGACGTGCCTCGCGTAGTGACCGTGACAACAGGCGCAGGTTCACCAACAACTCGCAACGTGACCGTGTCCGGCTTTGACATCTACGGCCAAGCCATGAGCGAAGTGATCGCCACCGGTGCTGTTGCTTCAACTACAACTGCTGGCAAAAAAGCATTTCACCAGATCTCAACAGCGACTATCAGCGGCTCTCCAGTCGTGACCGTGTCCATTGGTACAGGCGACGTGTTTGGCTCTCCAGTTCGTTTCACTAACCGCGGCTATTTGGCTCGCGTGGGTTGGGACAACGTCTTGGCTGAAGACGCTGCCACAGTGGCTGTTGGAGTAACTACTACTGCGACCACAACTACTGGCGACGTTCGCGGCACAGTGGCTCCTTCGACTGCGGCTGACGGCGCTAAGCGTCTTGTCGTAGCTGTCCTGTTGACTGCATTGGCAGCTGGTCCTAACGCGACTCGCACCGGTGCTCTTGGCGTGACTCAGGCCTAATTAACCAGGGGGCTTCGGCCCCCGTCTTTAGGAGATTGAATCATGGGAGTTTATTCCTCAGTATCAAGGCAGGGCCAGTACGAGCCATTTGAGCTACAAGTAGCTAGAGGCCAGATTGACGCGCACAAGGCGTTATTTAAGTTTGGCATTAACGGTGATGTCGGCACGTCTGTTGAAACAGTTTGGGCTCATGCTGGAACTGGCGCAAGATCAATTGCTATTTTTGGTCTTGATGCAAATTACAACGAAATTAGCGAGTCTGTCCTTTTAGATGGGCAAACAGCAGTCAACACTGGCAACAGTTATTTGCGTATTTCTAGAATGTACGTGACCACCGCTGGTTCTGGTGCAACTGCTGCAGGAACTATCTATGCAGGTACAGGCAGCGTCACTTCTGGTGTACCTGCAACCGTCTACGGCATGATTGCTCTTACCGCAAACCAAACACAAATGGCGTTTTGGACAGTGCCAGCAGGATACACCTTGTATTTGATGGGAGTTTTCTTTACGTCCGCAAACTCAACTGCAAACGCATCAACCAACTTTCAGTTAATTCAACGCCCGCTTGGTGGTGTGTTTAGGATACAAAGTTCAGCGCGTACCGCTGGCAACGGAGACTTCATACTTGACCTACACACACCCCTTGCTTTTACTGAAAAGACAGACATTGAAATTAGGGCGATTGCTTCGGCGGGGGCTTCAAACGTGTCTGCCGAGTTTGAAGGCATCTACATCAAAAACGCGGACTAAGCCATGGCAAACCTAAAGATCACGGACCTACCTGCAGGCTCCAGTCTTGCTGGCACCGAACTTTTTGAGTCGGTCCAGTCATCCTCGTCTGTCAAGCTCACATCTGACCAGGTTAAGGCCTTTGCCAATTCAGTTCCCACCTTGCTGGTTGAGACAGCCAACACCAATACGCCGGCTACTGCAGCAACCTTAAGTCACCAGACTTCAGGTACGGCAGCAGCAGGTATTGGAACCCGTCTTGCTTTCCAATGTGAGACCGCTGCTAGCAACAACGAAATTGGCGCCTTGCTTTCAGCCGTTACCACAAACGTAGGAGCTGGCACCGAGGCCTTCAACTTGCAAGTCCTGTTGATGGCTGCCGGCTCAGCGGCAACTGCCGTTGCTACCTTCAACAGTAACGGCAATTTTGGTATTACAGGCAACACCCTCAACATTCCAGTCTCCAGAACTCCTGCGTCGGCTTCCGCTACTGGTACAGCGGGGGACATTTGCTGGGATGCAAGTTACATCTACGTATGCGTAGCAGCTAACACGTGGGAACGAGTGGCGATTGCAACATGGTAAACGATCACAAGTTTGGTAAAGGCGGAGGCACTTTGTTTGTAGCAAAGGGCGGAGCTGTCTGGGCTCGCAAAGAAGGACAAAATCCTAAAGGCGGGTTAAACCAAAAAGGTCGTGATGCCTACAACAGCAAGACCGGCGGCAACCTAAAGCCTCCAGTATCGTCTAAGCAGGCAGCAAAAAGCCCCAAGGCTGCAGGACGTCGCGCCAGTTTTTGTGCGCGCATGTCAGGCATGCCTGGTCCAATGAAAGATGACAAGGGCCAGCCAACTAGAAAAGCCCTTGCCCTTAACAAATGGGATTGCTAATATGATGGGAAACAAAATGGCCTTCGCAAAAGGGGGCAAAGTAAAAGCACCTTGGAATAAGCCAAGGCCAAAGGACCTGCCAAAGCCTAAAAAGCTAGCGCCTGCTGCAAAAGCTAGTGCAAAGGCCGCAGCTGCCGCAGCCGGACGCCCTTATCCTAACCTAATTGACAACATGCGGGCAGCCGCAAAAAGGAAATAACATGGGAAAAAATATACAGTACGGGGAATTCACGTTCCCATCTTCACCTGCTCGCCCAACTGGCATGAAAAAGGGTGGAATGTGTGCGCCTACAGAGGGATACGCCAAAGGCGGTCCAAAAAAGAAGGCAAAGCGCGAACCAGAAGCCATTGTCCGCAAGGAAGTGGCCCTTTTGCGCAAGTCTGGAGCACCAAAAGCCATGGTGAGCCACGAAGTGCGTGAAATGTCCGGCGAGATGGACACTCCAGCCACTAAAAGTGCTGAAGTGGGCATGCCGCGTAAGGCAAGAGCACCTCTGACCATGATTAAAGAAGAAATGATGGAGCCATCTGGCATGAAAAAAGGCGGCTCTGTCAAAGTTGAGGCAAAGCTTGAAAAGCATGCCAATATGCCTGCCGGAAAAGCTCACGGTCCAGGAGCAGGCAAAAAGCTAGCCAAAGGTGGTGTGCCTTCTTACTCAAAAGTTCCAAAATTCGGACAAATGAAGTAAAATAAGAGTAATCCCCGGGGTCTGCCACTGACGGCAAGCCGAAACTTAATGAATAGGAGCAGATCCGGTGGCAGTTTCAGGCACAGTCAGCACGACGGTTTTTAATACGCGCAAGGTCGTTGACCACGCTTATCGTCGCTGCCGCATGCCTCCTGAAGGCATATCGTCTGAGCAGGTTAGCTTTGCTCTTGACACACTCTATTTGATCTTAAGCATGTTGGCCAATCGTGGCCTACAACTGTGGTGTATTGAAAAAGACATCATGCCTCTTTATCAAGCGCAAGGCTTGATTGAGATGCCCAACGGCATCGTCGACATCCTCAACACTAACTTGCGGACCCTGCAAGAAGTCAGCGGCACGTCAACTACTACGTCCACAACTTACCTGACGGTCTTTACCACAGCCACTCAAGTCACTAACGTCGGCGTGTACTGGAATGGAGCCTCAACAAGCTACGCCTTAGAGACATCAAACGATGGTGCCACCTGGACCACTCTGGCCACCGTAGCCAATCCAGGAACAGTTGCTAATGAAACTACATGGACTGACATTGAGGGGTCCATAGCGACCCTCTATTTCAGAGTTAGAGCCACCACAGGAGTTCTTAACCAATCCAGGGTCTTTCTTGGTAACACGCCAACAGAGATTCCAATGGCTCGCCTGAATCGCGACGACTACGTCAACTTGCCCAACAAGGCCTTTCAAGGTCGCCCATTGCAGTTTTGGGTAAACCGGCAGCTCAATAATCCCATCTTAAATTTGTGGCCAGTGCCCTCAGACCAATTCATCACCGCCCAAGTGATCGTGTGGGTCAAACGATACATCATGGATGTAGGCTCGATGACTCAAGAGATTGAGATCCCCCAACGTTGGTACGACGCCGTTGTCTACGTATTGGCAGCGCGTTTAGCTGAAGAGACCCCAACAGTAGATCCTCAGATGATTGCTATCTTGGACCAAAAGGCCCAACGTGCGCTGCTGGAAGCCGAGAACGAGGAACGCGATGATTCGCCAATCTATCTAACTCCTAACATTGCAGTCTATACCCGATGAGCATCTACTTAGACACTCGCGGACTCAGCACTCTGGGCATTGGTCTTTGTGATCGTTGCAGCCGGAAGATGTCGCTGACTCAGTTGATGTCTGATCCAAATTCGCCGGGTCTTCGCGTCTGCCGTGAGGACCTGGACCAGCTTGATCCTTACCGCTTGCCCCCTCGTCAGCCTGACCAAATCACGCTGCCCTTTGTACGACCAGATGCTCCTTTGTACAGCAATCCAGATGGCCTTGTCACCGAAGATGACAACAGCTTCTTGATTAGCTCAAACAACGGCTACCTCTTTCCGGATCCGCAGCAATGACGACCGTACCATCAAACCTGGTCCCAACGAAGATTAGTGACCTTCCGGTCGCTCCCGTACCCACGCCAAACGCCACTATGGTCTGCGTGATTGGCGGCGTCACGTACCAGGTTCCTTTCATTGACCTGCAATCGACTGTCTCGGTCCCCGCTTCTCGCTTAATCAACACAGGCGGCGGACTCCAGGGCGGCGGAGATCTTTCGCAAGACCGCACCTTAAGCATTGCAACCGGTGGCGTGACTAACGACAAACTAGCCGTCAGCGGCGTGACTGCTGGTACGTATGGCTCTGGCGCGTTAGTTCCAGTAGTCACTGTAGACAGTAAGGGATTGGTTACGAGTGTCTCTACGACCGCCCTAGTCATTTCTGGGTATGTTCCTGACACCCGCCAGATCATTGCGGGTACCGGCTTGACCGGCGGCGGTAACTTGCAGGCAGATCGGACCATATCGATGGTCTTTTCGTCTACGACGCCGGCGGCCTTGAGCACTGCCTCGGCAGGAGCAGAAAACAATGCGGCTAGGGGAGACCACGTCCACCCAGCCCTTAACTTTGCAAACCTGACCGAGTACGCAGGTCTTTTGCCTTTGACACGCGGCGGAACCGGCGTGCAGGTCAATGGCCTGACTGCTGGGGCACTTTGGTACTCTGACGGCAGCAACGGCTTCTTGCAGATGGTGCAAGGTTCTTTAGGCCAAGTTGTGGTCTCAAATGGAGCTTCTGCTCCTTCTTGGGGCTCTGCCTTAGTTGTATCTCCCCAGCCCGCCAATTACGTGTACGCCGGTCCAGAATCCGGAGGCTCAGCTACAACCACCTTCCGCTTGCTCGTCAACGCCGACATCCCAGGTACCTTGACCGGCAAGTCAATGAGCGGAGCAACTAACACATTTAGCAGCATCCCAAATGCCGCCCTAACCAATTCGTCAATCACCTTTAACGGCCAAACTGTCGCTCTAGGGGCTTCCGGCACGATTACGGCTACGGCAACCAACGCACTGACTATTGGCACGGGTCTGTCTGGAACCAGCTACAACGGCTCGACTGCCGTGACCATTGCCATTGACAACACGGTGGCTACGCTTACTGGTTCCCAAACGCTGACCAATAAGACCATCAGCGGCAGCAGCAATACGCTGAGCAACATTGCAAATGCTTCGCTGACGAATAGCTCGGTTACCGTTGGCACTACAGCAATTGCTCTCGGGGCTTCTTCATTGACTTTGGGGGGATTGACTTCGGTTGCCGTAACTCAAGATCCTGTTGCCTCTCTTGACTTGGCCACCAAGCAATACGTGGATGCAATTGCTCAAGGCCTCGATCCTAAGGGTTCTTGTGTTGCTGCCACTACTGCAGACATTGTTCTATCAGGGGCCCAGACAATTGACGGTGTAGCTTTGCTTGCTGGAGACAGGTGTTTGGTTAAAGACCAAACCTTGAGCCAAAACAACGGCCTCTACGTAGTTGCTGCAGGGGCCTGGACTCGGGCCACTGATATGGACGCATGGGCAGAAGTGCCGGGGGCGTTCACTTTCATCGAGCAGGGAACCTTATACGCCGACACTGGCTGGGTCTGCACCTCAAACGCTGGCGGCACTTTGGGGACAACTCCCATCACTTGGGTGCAATTTGCTGGTGTGGGTTCTTACACGGCAGGCACTGGTCTGACATTAGCGGGCACTCAATTTAGTATTACTAATACGGCTGTGGCTGCTGCCTCTTACGGCTCGGCCACGCAAGTTGGCACATTTACGGTCAATGCACAGGGCCAATTGACTTTGGCTGCCAACGCGACTGTCACACCGGCAGTTGGTTCAATCACTGGCTTGGGTACTGGAGTTGCTACTTGGCTAGCAACTCCTTCATCCGCAAATCTGGCTTCTACGGTAACTGACGAGACAGGCTCAGGGGCCTTGGTGTTTGCAACGTCGCCAACGCTGGTCACTCCAGCTCTTGGAACACCCTCGTCAATTGTCCTTACTAGTGCAACTGGTTTGCCTTTGACAACCGGAGTGACCGGTACTCTGCCAATCGCAAACGGGGGCACAAATGGAACAGCCACGCCGACTTCTGGAGCCGTAGCTTATGGTACCGGGACGGCTTACAACTTTAGCTTGGCCGGTACAACAGGTGACTTTATAATTTCAGGGGGTACTGGTTCACCTACCTGGACTAGCACAATCTCTGGAGGAACTTACTAATGACCACAATCCTAATTAAGAAAAAGGACACGGCGGGGGCCCCTACGGCCGGTGACCTAACTAATGCAGCTGGGGGCACTGAGATTGCTGTTAACACAGCTACCAAGCGCATCTATACAAAAGACAGCGGAGGCAACGTTGTCGAGCTTGGTACAAACGCGGCTTCATCAACGATAGATCAGTTAACGGTCGTCACGTCTACAACCCTGTCTTATGGCACAGCCAATCAGGTCCAGTATTTGAATGCTTCAAAGTTGCTTGTTGGTTCTGTCAACATGACCTTTAACGGTACTACTTTAGCGTTGGCTGGGCTAAGCAATTCTGGCACAACTACCCTAACAGGTACAGCCACGCTATCTGGCCTGACAGCTTCTACAGCGCTAGCCTTGGATGCAAGCAAGAACGTGGTGAGTGTAACTAATACAGGCACCGGGGATAACGTACTTGCAACAAGCCCCACCCTGGTAACGCCGGCTCTTGGCACTCCCGCAAGCGGCGTGGTCACCAACCTGACCGGCACGGCTTCCATCAACATCAACGGCACCGTAGGTGCTACGACCCCTGCAGTAGCCACGGTTACCACCCTGACCGCTACGGCAGACTCGGCCTTTACATCTACGGGGTCAGTCACAATTGCCAAGGGTACAACGGGCGAGCGCCCCGGCTCTCCTGTTGCGGGCATGTTCCGGTTTAACACCACGACAGCTGAGTTTGAAGGGTACAACGGCGCAGCGTTTGCGTCTGTAGGTGGCGCGGCACTGAGTAACGACACCTCAACCGCAACCAACGTATTCCCACTGTTTGCAAATGCAACAACTGGCACAGCGTCGAGCTTGTTTACAAGCAACGCAAAACTCCTGTACAAGCCCTCTACTGGCGAACTACAAGCCACAGCAATGGTGTCATCTAACGGCATTACAGTGAACGCCAATACGATAGCAGCGGACTACACTATTGCAGCAACCAACAACGGCATGAGTGCTGGCCCCGTAACGGTAAATTCTGGAATCACAGTGACAGTCTCAAGTGGCAGCACTTGGGTGGTCGTATAAGGAACAAACATGACAGCAACTATTTCAGGCAGTGCAACATCAACGCTTGTTGCGTTGACAACAACAGGCAACACCATCCTTGGTGACGCATCCACTGACACACTCAATGTCGGTAACGGGGATTTGGTAAAAGATGCCAGCGGCAACGTGGGGATTGGTGTTACACCTAGTACGTCTTCCGCAAGCAGTACGTTGTTTTTGAAGAATGCTGGTCAATCTACATATGCTGGGCCAATTGCATATCAAGATGTAAATGTTGTTTATAACTCTGGAGCAGATAGATATATTTCAAACGGTTTTGCAACACGATTTTCAAGTATCAATGGAGTTCAGGCTTGGTTTAATGCCGCATCTGGAACAGCAGGCAACGCCATCACATTCACCCAAGCAATGACCCTCGACTCCAGCGGTAACTTGCTGGTGGGGACTACGACAAATGTTAACGCAGCAAGACTTAAATTAGTATGGGTCACTGGCGGTTATGGAATTGAATCTATTGCAAGCGCAAACACAATAAGTTATCACGCTAATTTTGGAAATGCGTCAAACCCTTCTGCTGGAAATATATCAACAACAAACAACGCAACTAATTACGCTACAGCATCTGATTACCGTTTAAAAGAAGACATCCTTCCGATGGTAAATGCTTTGGGGGTTGTTGCTCAACTTAAACCTGTTACTTACAAGTGGAAGAATGACGGCTCAGATGGTCAAGGGTTTATTGCCCATGAACTGCAAGAAGTAGTCGAGGGCTGCGTTACTGGAACTAAAGACGCAACTCGTGAACAAGCGTATGAAGTAACACCCGCCGTCAAAGACGAAGAAGGAAACGTAATCACAGGAGCAGTAATGGGTACACGTACTGTGCCTTTATACCAAGGCATCGACACCAGCTTCTTGGTTGCCACACTGACAGCCGCAATTCAAGAACAACAAGCCCTCATCACATCCCTGACCACTCGACTCACAGCACTGGAGAACAAATAATGGGAGTTAAACTCGCAGCGGCAAGCGGTGGAAGCATCGAACTTGTCCCAACAAACACAGCTAGTAACTTTACGGTGACAGTACCTGCCTCAACAGGCACTATGCTTACAACATCAACTGCTGGCACTGTATTGCAGGTTGTAAGCACAACTAAAACAAATTCTTTTTCTACGTTAGGTGTTGGTGCTTTTGTGGATATCACTGGTTTATCCGTATCCATAACACCAACAAGTGCAACAAGCAAAATATTAGTTCAAGTTGTAGTTGCTGCTGGAATTGCTCTTGGTAATACTTTGTTTAATCTAGTCAGAGGCTCAACAAATATTGCACAAAGCACTAGCGGCACTGACAACGAAACAGTTGCAGCTAACCAAGGTGGCGCATATAGTATGCAAACACTGCCGATTGTATTTTTAGATTCGCCTGCAACTACTTCTGCAACTACTTACAAACTACAAATAAACCCGTCAAATCAAACGGTATATATCAATGTTAGAGCAACAGACCAATATTACGGTGGTGTTAGCACAATAACTGTTATGGAGATTGCAGCATGAACCACAAAGCAATTTACGCACTTTATCCGCAGGTTGTCACTGTTGATGATGGTACTGGCGCATTTGATAAAGACGGAAACCAAGTAGCTATTGATACGGCTGCTGTTAATGCTTGGGTTGACCCTAACGCATACAAAGACAAACGTGCCAAAGCATACCCATCAATTGCAGACCAGCTTGACCTGCTGTATCACGGTGGCATGGACACTTGGAAGGCAGCAATCACAGCGGTGAAAGAGGAGTTTCCAAAATGACCACATCAATAGGCGGCACAACAGGCATCACGTTCAACGATGCCTCGGTACAGGCAACAGCAGCAACAGGGTTTGGGTTTAAGAACCGGCTGATAAATGGAAGCATGGCGTTGTCACAACGTGCCACATCAGCCACGGTGACCGCAGGAACTACTGTACCCACAGCATCAACTGGCTACCCATGCGTTGACCGTTTCTTTGTCTACTCCACTGGTGCTAACGTCACAGCGGCTCAAGTAGCTGGTTCTGGCGCTACTCAGTACCGACTCCAAATCACTGGCGCAGCATCTGTAACAGCCGTGGGCGTGGGGCAACGTATTGAACAGAGCAACAGCTACGACATGGCAGGTTCA